AATCTGATAGGAGATAATCAACCTAGTTTTGATGATGAAGTTACATTAACTTATGCTGGATCTACAAGAGTTGCACAGATAACTAATATAGATACAAGACAAGGTGGGCAGACTTATCTGTTTACTTTATTGGTGAGGTTCTGATGGTTAAAAGTAGAGGTATTGAAAACATAGAAAAAGATCTTACAGGTAATTTACAACGAGATTTTAATTCATTTATAAGAGCAGCTTTATCTGATTTATCTAATCAGGGATCACAAAGATATAGTCCTGTTGATACTGGTTTTTTTGCTTCAAGTTGGACTGCTGGAACACAAAGACCAAGACCTGATGAAGCTAGAGAATCAGTTGCTCCGTGGAGTAATATTAAACCAACAAGAAAAGGTGCTAGATCACCTCAAGCAAAAGAAGAACCTAGATTTATAGATAAAATTAATTATGATTTTAAGTTGTTTTCAAAAGTCTTTATTGGAAATAGATCGCAATATGCTGCAAGAGCTTTAGGTTCTACAAATAGTAAAGTTCCTTTGTATGTTCAAAATATAATTGGTAGAAAAATTAATGAAATATTTAATGAAAAGAAACCTAAGATTGGTGTAGCAACATTTGGTACTGGAGTTCGAGGAAATCAAACAAATGTTAAATTTAAGCCAACAGGTATTGGTAAATTTAGTGATCCTACTTCAGTATTTGTTGATTACACAAATCTATGACCTTAGTAAACGTTAGAGCAGCTTTTGAAAAAGCAGTAACAGATGCAGTCGCAGCAGCAGATAATACTGTTGAAATGGTTTTTGATAATATGGTTTATAAAACACCTGGTAAAACAAAAAAATATATAATTATGTCCTTAGATTTTTCACAAGGAACAATACAGACACAAGGAGCATCTTCTGATTTTTATTCTGGTGTTATTCAATGTAATATTTATGTTCCTAGAGGAAAAGGAAGTGCAACATTATCTTCTTTAAGTGAAGTTGTTATAAATGGTTTAACATCTGTAAACGCTTCTAATTATACTGATACTTTTAGCTGTAACCCTAGAGTATTAGATGTTGTTGGTCCTGCTCCCATTGAATTAGATGACAGTTCACATTTTTTAGGTTTAATTTCTTGTCAATTCACCGCTAACGCTTAGTATATAGTAAAGTAATATAATTTTGATATGACAAGAGCAGTTGATCTTCTCAAAAACAAGTTTGGAGTTTCACAACTTTACAAGCATGATGTAAAGCAAAATGATGAAATTATTCTTACTGTTTACTGGCATCCCTTGACTATTGCAGAAAGAGAAGCTATTCAGAAGAAAACTGGTACTGATGATACAAATGATTACGCATTACAAATGATGATAGAAAAATCATTAGATAAAGATGGTAATAAGTTATTTCAAGATGGAGATAAAGCTTCATTAAGGAGAGAAGTTGAAGCATCTGTTTTAGAACAAATACAAATAGCAATGATTACTGTCGGAACAGAAAAGGAGGTAAGTGAGGCAAAAGCCGATTTGAAAAGCTAATAATGATTGGAAGTTTTTATTTTCACTAGCAAAGATGTTACATAAAACTGTAGCTGAATTATGTGATACTTTGACTATTGAGGAAATGATAAGTTGGGCCGCTTATGGTGAATTAGAACATGAAGAATATGAAAAACAACGAGAACAAGCACAACGAAGTAATGCTTTACGAGGCAAAAAAAGGTAAGATAGAAGAAATGTTTTAATTTTGATAGCAAGTGGCTAATTATAATGTAGATATTGCTATTGCATTAAAAAATTCTAATAAATTAATGCAACTTCGAAAGGAGTTAAAATTAGCAACAGAAAATCAAATAAGATTTAATAAAGCAGCAAAAGAAGCAAATGGAATAGCTGTTGTAACTTTTAATAAACTTAATAAAGTACTTTCAAGAGCTAGATCGAATTTAGATAAAGCAGCATTAGGAACAGCTAGTTTTAGAAGATCAGCAAAGGCATTAGTAAATGTAGAAAAAGAACACAATAAACAATTAATTGAAAAAGAAAAATTATTAAATAAGTTAAGAATACAAGCAGATCCTAATTTTATCGTTAGAGAACAAAGAAAGTTACAGATACAAGAAAATATAAGGCAATTAAGGACAAGAAAATTTGGTAATGTAAATCCAAGTCGACCTGCTGATATTACTTTTGGACAAGTTGGGGGTAAAATTGGCCCTGCTCAGTTGATAGATAATAGACAAGGAGGGTTTTTAGCTTTTAGTAAAGCTGCTGATGAAATTTCAAAAGGAGTAAAAGCAAATGTTAAACAAACTACAAAAACGGCATCCTTACTAGCACAGCAGTCTGCAAGAGCAGCTTTTACAGATATGGAATTTGGTGTCGCAGGAGGACAGATAGGACCGGCTACACCTTTAACCCGTGCTGAAAGGTTTGGTTTTGGTAAAAGAGGACAAGGTGGAGGAGGTTTATTTGCTTTTCCTGGAGGTAAAAGAGCAAGAATTAAAGGTGGTATTGGTAGTGCTCTTATTGGTGGTGGTTTTCCTGCTTTGTTTGGTGCTGGTGGAATTAGCTCACTTTTTGGTGCTGTTGCTGGTGGTGCTGGAGGTGCATTGGCTCCAGGAGGAGGATTTGCTGCTTCTATTGCTGCTACTGCCATAGCTGCACAAATAGAAAAAGCAATTCAATTTAGGAAGGCAGTTAATAAGTTAAATGAAGAAATAGCTGGTATGGGAATACAATCAGAATTTTCAAGAAAAAATATTAAGAGATTAGCTAAAGAGTTTGATGTAACTAATGATGAAGCAGTTCAGTTAGCAGCAACAGTAAAAACTTTTGGAGAAAAACAAGGACTTGGTATTTTAAGAGCTTTTGGTTCAAAAGAAATATTTAATGCTTTAGCAGGATTAAGAGATACTTCATCTGTTTTAGGAAAAATTCAACAATTACAAGAAGAAATTAGCGAAGAAAAAAGACAAGAACTTTTACAATCATTAGCTACAGAAGGACCATTAAAAACTCAAGTAAAACTTCAACAAGCAATATTAGATAAAAAACGAAAATCATTTGTTGAAGATAAAAAGCGTGAAGAATTAATAGAAAAACAAGTAAAGATGTCCAGAGCAGGTGCTTTAGGAATGTTTGTTGAAAAAGATGAGGAGAGTCCTACTGCACAGCTAAGAAGATTAAATGAAGAGTTTGATAAATCAAATGAAAAACAAATTAAGCTTTTAGAAAATCAAATAAAAATAAATGAACAAATGCAATTCCTCACTGAATTTAATGCTCCTACTGATGAATTAAGAGAAATGTTAAATCCCATGCGTCAAATTTTAGACTTAAGTGTTTCTATAAGAGATGGATTTGAGGAATCATTTAAAGGAATAATAAAAGGAACAATGACAGTACAAGAAGCATTTAGAAGTATGCTTAATCGTATTGCAGATCATTTCTTAGATGCTGCTGCAAGAATGGCTGCGACACAAATACGAAAAGGATTTTTAGGCCTATTTAGTAATATGTTTAACTTTTCTCAATCACCTTTACCAAAGAATCCTGTTCAATTAGGAGGTTTACCTTCTTCTCCTGGTATAAACTTACCTTCAAGTCCAAAAAGTATTATTCCACCTTTAAATAAAAGCCCATTTAATACTATGATTCCTTCTACTTTGCCTAAATTTCCTGGTTTTAGAGCAGATGGTGGGCCAGTAAAACGAGGTGGTAGTTTTATTGTTGGAGAACGAGGACCAGAATTATTTAGCCCTGGAGTATCAGGTATGATTACACCCAATCATGCTCTTGGTGGTTCTACAAGTATTGTCGTAAATGTGGATGCTTCTGGTTCTTCTGTTGAAGGTGATGAGCAGGGTGGCAGAGAACTTGGCCGTCTTATATCTGTAGCGATACAATCTGAATTAGTACAACAGAAAAGACCTGGAGGTCTACTTGCATAATGGCTACCTTTCCTTCAATTACTCCTAAATACGGACAACAAAAACGATCCAAACCAAATACCAGAGTTGTAAGATTTGCTGATGGTTTTGAACACAGAATATTATTTGGACTTGCACAACATCAGAATCCAAAAATCTTTAATCTTACTTTTGAAGTCAGTGAGACAGATGCAGATATCATTGAAACTTTTCTCGATGCAAGAGCAAATGATAGTGATAGCTTTACTTTTACCCCTCCAGGTGAAAGTTCTTCATCAGAGTTTGTATGTGATGCTTGGTCTAAATCTATACCATATTTAAATAGAGCTACAATACAGGCCACATTCAGAGAAGTATTTGAACCATGAGTACTGCTCCCATAATTACTGATCTGCAAAAGATCAATCCATCAGCAGTTATTGAATTATTCACACTTGTCACCACAACAGCCTTACATGGATCGAATACAACCTATAGATTTCATGCTGGTACAAATCTTAATTCAAATGCAGATATAATCTGGGCTGGTAATACATACACAAAAATGCCAATACAGGCTGAAGGTTTTGCATATCAGAATGG